ATACTTAATTTCCATAAAGCTATCGCTCAATGGAATATAAAGTAAATCACCTTCATTAGGTCTTGTAGCATTTTTTACTAAGGTAATATCTTTCATCAATTCGCCAATATATGTCTCAAATCTTTCTGATGAAATGATAAGAGTCATTTCATCAGTAACTCTTACTCCAAATTTACTCATCAAAATACTATTTGGGTCAAAACCTTCATAATTTACCAAGTATGCTTCTATTGGAAATGCTTTAGTAAATTTTGAATATAAAACTTCTTTTATAACTTTTCCTTCAGACACGAATTCTCTTGGCATATAGTAAATTTCTATGCCATACATTTTTAATTGTTCATTTATCAGGTCTTGTACAAGACCTTGTTCCCCTGATGTTCCCTGTATGAAAAATGGATTTAACATATCTATGACCTACTAAAAGTATATCCTTTATGACTATTCTGCCTTCTTCCGTTCAAACATTTTACAATTGCAGAAGGATCCCCATTAATATATTGAGCACATTCTTTTATTGAATTAAATTCAATATTTAATTCATTTATAACAACTTTGCATGTTGGTAAATGATTTCCATTTCCTTTTTTAGTTTTTGAAATTTTATTCCCTCTTGTTTTTCTTTCAGTTTGGGATAAATTGTCCCAAAAATTTTGTATTGCTTTTATTCTATTAATTTGATTTGGTTTTGCTTTTGGTGGATTGTCTCCACCATCAGTTTTATTATATAAAATCCCAGAACCCAAATCTTTTCTTCCAAAAATTGAAATCATATATTTTTCATGTTGCAATGCTTCAATTTCTGTTAGATTATTTTTTAAAATAATAATTCTTTCAATTGGGGGCAAATTAATTCCATGAGATTTATGTCCATTTTTATGATATGCTCTATCTCCTTTTCCTTTACCAATATAGTAAGGAGTTTTATTTTCTCTTAAATAAGCATATGTGTAGTATTGCATAATATTAACCAATAAGGTCAAAGGGTGCAGTCTCAAACTCACTAAGCATTCTCATTCTAATGTCTTCCAGTTCCTTCACTGCATCATCATAGATTTGTCTTCCATTCAGTTCAATTCCACCAGGAAGTTTTACGCCATTGAATTTAATTAAATTTTGACCCCATTGCCTTTTGAGTAATGCAGTAAAATAAAGTTTCAAGAAAGAATCATTATAAACTTTTGTATAATTATTGGGGTCCAATATTCTATAACATTCCATTATAAGATAATTATTTACAGTAACAGCATCCCAACTCATATCCAAGTATAATCTGTTCTGTCTCTTATTAAATCTAATTTGTCTTTGTGGATTTACAATCCAATCAATATCTTCAAGATATCTTTTTGTTACATAATAATTCAAAAGTTCAGTAGAGCTAAACCAGTAAATATCATTTAAAAATAACTGATAGTTTACATTGAATAAATTAGATGTGATTGTTCTGTTATCTAACTTAAAGATTCTTTCTATACCAACAATTGTATCAGGAACTGGAATATAATTTGAGTTTTCTTCCCAATTAAATGACCCCAGTCCAGTTGTAACTGTAGTTGTAACTATACCTACATTTTTACTACCACCTCTAGACCTTCCCCTATCAATATCATCTTGAGTAATTTTATACTTAAGAAACATTTTTTCAACACCATCAAAATGCCTCTCATTAAAATACTGCAAAGCATCATCTAATCTGTCATCAATTTGCTCTTCAGAAACATTGATTTCCAATACAGGGGCACCAAGTTGCCTTAAGGCATAATCAATAAGTTCTTGTCTTGATGCTGGTTTAGCCATTATTGTGCTCTTTTTAGTTATTTAGATTTGGTAATCCTAAAGAAGATACAACTTCTTCTTGTTTCATATAAAGTTTTACATAACATTTGCAAAGATTTTTGAGCAAATCAATATTAGTGCAAGAATCTATTTCTCTGGAAATTTTTTCAAATTCAAAAAGTTTTGAAACAGTTTCTAGATTAAGTTCATTGGGATTCATTTGCAACTTTCCTCAATAATTGTTTAATATCTTCAAGTGAAGATTTGAGTTCAGATATAGATTCTTCAATATTATCAATTCTTTTTTGCTCATCTTGTCTTTTTCTTTTTGCTAAAGTATAATTATCAAATCCAATTTTATCTGTATTAACTATTGCATTTGTAGACAAATCCCTCAAAAGATTGGGATGTCCTTCAACCTTAGCGTATTTTTTTATCATCTCAATGCAATTGCTCTCAATTCTCTAATTAATGGTGAGTATGCTTGATTTGTTCCAGTTCCAAGAATTTTAATTTGGAATCCAGTAAATGATGGTAAGTTGTCAATTGTAAAAGTATAATCTAAATATTCACCATTCAAACTACTTCTAACATTTAAATCAGACCTTCCATCATTATTATCAGAATTAATTACATTTCCATTAACATCCAAATTATCATATCCTGGGAACAAATTCCAAATTTGTTCATTATCTGGAGTATCATTTGTAAAAATCTTATAAAGAACTCTTACATCAGATGATGAGTGCCTATAAGCAGAGAACAGAACTTTGAGAGAATCTGCACTTTGTTCTAAGTTCACTCTGTTTGATACATATGCAAAATCATGAGAATCATCTGTATTTGAGTTTGCTCTATTGTCAGATGCATAAGATGACAGACCAACTGGTTGATTAATATTATAAATTTTACCAATTGCAAAGTTTTGTGTTAAATCTATCAGTGGAGAAACATTTTGGTCATTTGTGCTAAGATTCAACTCTAAAGTAAATGATCTACTACCAGCAAAGTTTGTGGCATTTAGGTAAGTGGTTTCATTTACTCTAGATGCAACCATTCTTGGAGTTTCTAAATTATTGATACTACTAATTCCTACAGTTTGAGAACCACTATCAATAAATGACACTTCACTACCATCAACACTTGTAGATGTGATAGTTCTTACAGATGCTGATACTTGTGTATTGTTAAATCTTTCAATAAATCTATCATTAAAAGTAAGTTCGCTAAATTGCTTATTCTTAGTTGCATAGACATTTTCTCCACCACCAAGTTTTGTTTGGGTGAATGAAGACCCTGCACTAACTTGAATGTAATAATTGTTTAATGTTGGATTTGGATTGGATACTACGGTGTGTTCTGTATTGATTCTATTCAGGGAAACATTATTGAATTCATACTTATAAACTAAATCATTGATATTGTGGTTTTGCAAAGTTGTTCCATAAAACCCTCTTGTAACATTCAACAATTGGTTAGTTCCCACATTTTCATATTTGATAATTTCATTTGAAATTTGAACATAACCTGGATTTGCTACACTAACTGTAGTTCCTTCAAAAGTTGTAAAGATAGCAGTGCTTGCAACTGAGATGGCACCACTGTCTGTTGTTGCATAGGAAACTGTTAGTTTTTCTGGAAGAACATCAGACTGAACGCCAGTGATTTGAACTTTATTTGAAGAAGAGTGCATTCCATGATTTGGATGGAATACTAAAATATGTCTACCATCACCCACAACTTGACCAGCAGTTGAAATTGCAACTATTGGATTATCAGCAAGTTTATTTTCTGGACTTGTCAATGAAACTGTAGAATTATATAATCTTGCAGTTCCTCCGCTGGTTATAAACTCTGCTTTTTTGAGAGTGAATTTCAAATCTTCTAATGGACTTGGAACCCAAGTAGTTCCATTTTGAGATTTGAATAAGGTTCCTAAAGATGGTTGTTTGCTGATAAAGATTTTATTTACTGTTGGGAGATTTACAGTAGAAATATCTTCTGCACCAAGTTCAGACACCCAAACATTATATTCTAAAGAATCTGAAAGAAGAACTATTGAATATTCTCCTGCTGAAAGATTTGTTAAAGTATCAAATGTAAATGTAGTTGCAACACTTGCATTAGTGCTTATGTTTACTTGTGAAGCAGATAAAACTTTCCTCAATCCAGGAACAACCTTATCTGTTCCTCCAGGAGTTCCAAATGACACTTCTCTAATTTCTAATGTAATTGGGAGATTATCATCTTTAGATGCAAAGTAAACATCAACTGATGTTGGGATAATCCCGTTTTCTTCTTCTACCAAGAATGTTTGTGCCAATGGGTCATAATATGTCACTGTTAGGTTGTCTATTTTTTGACCCTGAGATGTAAATAATGTAGATGCAGAATTAACTACAGACTCTCCTGGAAGGTTTTGTGTTGTTGTATTTGGAACAACTTCAACTAAACTTTGGCCAGTTTTAAATTCATCACTTTCATCAATCCAAATACTTCCAAGTAAAACACCTTCATTGTCAGTAATTAATCTAACATCAGATACAGTAGCATTTGCTTTACTTGTAGAACCTACAAGTTTATTTCCTTTATTGATTTTACCCCAAAATTCACTTACTTCTTGTCTTGATAAAGTTGATGTATCTACATTCAAGAATGTTGATTGAACTCCATATTGAGTTGAAATGCCAACTGATGGGTTATATGGGTTAGATGTAAATGTTGTTGATGGCAAATCTATAGGACCTGACTTGTGATTTGGTGTACAAATTCTAAAAGAACAATCTGTGGTTCCTTTAGAATTAATACATTTTACAGTTTCTCCAATTTGGAAAGTTCCAGAAATATTAGTTATTTCAATGAATTTTGGAAATACTGCAGATTTTGAAGTATTTGTAGTTAAATCTCTCTTATCAAAAAGGAGTTTAAATCTTGTATTTGGTTTTAATTTCGCTGCAGTGAAATTAATATTTCTGGTTCTTATGAATGGGATTGAAGTGACAGTAGTTTCAACTCCCCCTCTGTTTCTTTCTATTCTTATGAATGGGAAGGTGTTAATAATTCTAATAGATATTCCACCAAAACGTCCTCTTACCCTTCTGGTTCTGTTTACAACAATTGACCAAGTGTCAGTATTTGGACTTAATTCTAAAATTCCAGACCAAGTAACAATATTAAATGGGTTTACATTTACAACTTTACTTGCAAATGGTTGCTTTGATGATTCTACTTCAGAATAATTTAAGGATAATTTTGTTCCTGTCAATCTTAAATTACTACAGTTAGTATTGTTGAGATTTATATTTGAAATTGCAGTATAATCATCTGTACTAAACAAAGATAAATCAATTCTTTCTTCGTTTGTAGTAGCACTTAAAGTTTTATTTTCTATCAGTGCATCAAAGTTTAAGTCATCAGCATCTGAAGTATCATAATTATTAAACTCATCTACAAAAAATCCAGATTTAAATCTATTTAATCCATTCCCATCAACAACAAGTAAGTTTTGTGTGGAAGATTCTAACAAAGAGAGAGTAGTATAAAATTCTAAATTAGATACTCTATTTTCAATGTCTCTGATGTCAGACATAGTAAATCTTCTGTGATCAGAAAGAATTATGTCTACATCTTCACTAATGTTATAAACATATGCATCACTAACTATTGTTGCTAAATCTAAAACATCAGATGATATTGGTGGTTGAATTGGGACTTCGCTTGGATCTCCAAGAACTAAATTAAAATCACCATTTTTGGAAAGAGTTAGTTTATCAATTCTTGGTAAGTAAAAATCATAATCAAATACAAAACTTTCATTTGGTGATAAAATTTGTGTTGGGTTATTTGATGAAGTTGTAAAAGTTCTTGAAGCAAAATCAAAAGGACTTATAGTAGACGAAGAGTAATTTGTAACTCTTGGTCTAACATCTAAAACATCAGTATTTCTTAATCCATCAAACTCTGGGATTAATTTTTTAGTAAGAGTTGTTGGATAGCTATTAACTGCTACTAAATCCCCATAGTCATTAGTATTGTAAGTAAATTGATCAAAGAAAATTGTCAATCTTCCAGATGGTTCTTTTGATGATTCTTTTCTAATTAATCTACCAAAATCATAAAAGTGAGTTCTTTGTCCATTATCTAATATAAATTCATTGACAATATTTTTATCCCCAGCATTAATTGATGCAGTGGTTGCAGTATAACCACTTTCTGAAAAAGTAACAGTTTCACCTAAAGCAAAGACAGAATCATTTTTGTAAATGATATCAATTCTAGCTGCAGATTTCTTTTGAGCATATAATGCTACTGCTCCAGATGTGGCACCAATAACTAGTTCTCCTACAATCAAATCATCAACACTACTGTTTGTGCTATTCAATCCTGAAAGTTCAAGCCAAGAAAGAGTTGGATTGGAAGTGGAAGAAGATTCAAAGACACCATGAACTTGGATAATATCAGAAGTATTCAAACTTATTTGATCATCTTCAACTCTTGTTCCATAAACACTAGTTTGAGCAAGACCAGCATTTGGGGGTGTAGTGTATTTTGTTTTATTAATCGTTAATGAAGCACACCTTGTAAGTTTTTTAGACTTTTGACTTACATTAGATTTAATTTGTGTGGTAATGACTTTACATGGACCTGCAGTTGCAGAAAGATTTGTAAAAGTTGCATTTTTACCACCACCAGTTATTGTAAAAGTTGCAGGGGTTAAATTTTCTATTGAACCATCTGCATTAACTACAATATATCTTTCTGGATTAAATGTAGAATACACATAATCAGTTCCAGAAAGACTTGGCAATGTTAATGTAGTAGATGATTTTGTTACTGAGTTATATGAAACTTTGGTGTAAATATTTGAATTTAAGAAATCTACATTAGCAATATTGTTGTTGTTTAAATTAGTTGTTAATGAAGGGTCGTCTGTTTGTATTAGTTGGGATTTGATTACAGAAACTGTTTGAAGAGAAGTGCTGATTCCAAGATTGCCAGAACAAACATTAGGAACAGTTGATGTAGTTGCTAAAACAATTTGATTTTTTGTTGCATTAATTGATGTAATTTTTGCAAAAATATCAGAACCAACACCAACTTGAGGATATTTGACTATATCTGCTACTTTTAAATTTGATGCAAATGATGAACCGTTGTTTGATCTAATTGTACCAACACCAGCATCAACAGAAAGAGAAAATGGTCCAGTTAAAACTACTTCTTTGGAAAGTAAAGAATCAGCAACAAAAGTTCCATTTGATACTGCTTTAATGTCATCTACAGAATAATTAGTAAATGTTCCAACTGCAACTGTAGAACCAATACCATTGACTATTAAAGATTCATTTTGAATGAATTGTCCAGAAACTTGATATAGTGTTAGTGTTTGTCCAGAATTAGTCTTAACAAATCCTGTTGAACCACTATTATTCCCCTTGATATAATCGCCTACAACAATTGATGTTAGGGGTGAGTCTGTGTCAATTTTGCTGTAAACTTGAATATCAAATGCATGTAAATTAAATTGACTTGCTTGATTTTCGTATGAAGTTATATAAGATGAGAAATCATAAACTCTTGCTACTCCAATTGTTGTCCCAGAAGCAACATTAGCAGAAAGTCTTTGATCATATAATGAAATAGTAAAATCTGTTGTTAATCCAATGTTTGGAATATTTTTTACATTATTGACCCTCAAAAGATTTCCAGTAGAAAATACTGCTGATGATGATTCTACATGAGCAGTTGTTCTTGGTTTGGGAAAAGATAAAACTTCAGTAGTGGTTGGAATTTCATATCCTTGAACATAAGCTTTACCAGCAGAAACTTTGATGATCCCAGTTTCTTCTGCTGGAATTATTCCATTTTCTGTTGATTCTCCTTCAGAATACAATCCACCATTACCTAAATTATCATTTAAAGAATCTATAGATTCTACATTAAATGGGTTGACATAATAATTTCCAGATTCATCAAAAGTTCTTCTTGCTAAAATGTCAGTAATATATGAACTATCTGTTTCATTTTTTATTTTACGTAAATTTCCATTTACAACTCTAAAGAGTTCTATGAAATTTTCGTCATTAAAATCAGTTAATGATTTTTTAGATAAACTTAAAGATATTTTTAACCTATCTGCACCAGGAGCAGCAAAGTTTGAAAAACCTTGAGCATTATCATATAAAGAAGAATCCTGATTAGCATTTATAATTTCTTCGCTAATATTTAATCCTACTCTATAAGAGGGGGTATTTGAATATTGGTCTAAAACAAGAGTATCCGTAGAAACATTAACAAAATATCCTCTTACGAAATAAACTCCAGAGTCTATTTTTGCTGCTGATGCTATTGAAGTAGATTTTCTGTTTGTTGGTGCAATAGTTTTGGCTACTGAAGACCCACTTAAAATAGAACCACTATCAAAAGTAATATTTTGATTTATTGTTAATTCTTCTCCATCTGAAAAAATATTAGAAGTAAAATTTTCAGATGATGAAGATTGATATTTTATATACAGTGTTGTGTTGTTTCTAATAGAATCTTGTCTGGAAAGAACTTTTTCTACTTTAGCAGTTACGTTTGAAGTTCTTCCAGTAAGAGTTGTTCCTACAAGTTTGCTAAAATAATTTTCTACATCAATTCCTTTGTAAGAACCTTCAATTTCTACAGAATAAAATGTAGAGTCATATGCAAATCCACCAGGAACAACTACAGTGTTTTTCTTAAAAAATGCACTTCCAAGTTTTTCAACTTGATTTTGTAAAATAGATTGGAGAGTAGTTAATTCTCTTGTTTGTACAGTGACTCCAGGCTTAAAAAGAACTTTATAAAAGTTCTTAGAGTCGCTAAAATCATCATAATAAGGATTTTTATTTAAATTAGTACTTTGGGGCATTTTTTTAGAATTCTAAAATGATTTTAATATCTTCTCGTTGTTGTGATGATCGAGTTACTGAAGCCCTATTATCAACATAAACAACATCACCACTCTTTATATTTATGTCTGGATTTGATAGACCTCCATTGAATGATTGTCCAAGATAATATATTGTTCCTCCAATATCAACTTCATTTCCAGTGTACCCTGTGTTTATTGTATATGAATTTCCTCCAATAGTTAATGTACTATTATCAAAATCATTTAATGTATATTGTGTTGCAGTTTGAATTCCAGATACACTATCTGCAAAATGATAATCAATTTGAATATTTGGAGGGACAGAGTAAGTGTCAATATTATTATTTCTGGGTTGAATATATCTCAATACTTTAGTTGTGTTATCAAAACTAACTAAATTTCCAATAGCTCCTGTGTTTGTTTGAGTAATTATAGAATCATATGTTTCTGCAGAAGCATCTTCATTTATTCTAAAGGCATAAACACCAGAACCTGTGTTTGAGGTAAACACCTCATTACTTCCATTTAATTTTACATCCTTTATAATTCCAACTCTTGAAAATTGATTTCCAATAATAAAATCTGGATTTATTGTATCATTTTCAATTCTACTATAAACTAATGCCCTAAAAGCACCAAGTTCATTATAAATGTTTGCACCATGACCTCCTGGTGGGGAAATTATTACATTAAAAATTGCTTTTTGTGCTCCAATTGGTGCTAAAATAGAATCTAAGTCTAAGGTTGCAAATGTATAACCACTACCACCATTAGTCACAATTACATTAATAGGTTTTCCTTGTTCATCAAAAACTACAGAAGCTGTTGCTCCAGTTCCATCCCCCCTGATGGGAACATTAGATAATGTGCCAAAGAATGGATAATTTACTGCATTATATTCTACTAAAACTGTTTCAATTTTTCCATCTACTGAGTTATCTCTAATTCTATCAATTTCAGCATTGAGACCTTCAGTTTCCCAATTATTTGGAACACTTATATAATTGGTAGAGTCAAATTTCAAAACATCTGCTGGAGACAATGTATACAAATATTTCCACATGTACCCATCAGACTCTAATCTTGGTGTCAAATCAGTATGTAATGGTTCTTGAGTAGAGATAGCACCAGTGTTATTGTTAGATGGTAAAGAATTATTGTTGATACAGATGTAAACTCTATAATCTCTATTCATTACATAATAAGAAGAATCATACAGTCTTGTAGAAGACGTTACTGGTGATGTATTATAAACACTATAATCATGCCTATACATCTCATATTTTTTACCACTTGACCAAACAATTTTTGGAATTACTCTAATAACATCAGATGAGGTTATTTTTTTGACACCTAAAATATTATCTCTATAAGAATTTAAATATAAGTAATTGTCAGTTGGATTTGGTCTAGAAGAATCCCAACTTGGATAAAGAGAATCTGCGTTTGGAAATCCAATGAATGTATAGTAGTTACCATTCCCAATATCACTTACAAAATTAGAGCAATTTATTATCCTTAATTTGTCAGTTATTACTGCCATTTGAATCTGTATTTTATGTTATTTATTATGATTTTCTGTAGAATGAGAGTAATGATGTATTAACTCCAACTGGAGAAGATGAATAACTTGTAGAACCTATCCCAATAATAGATGATCCAATTGATACAATTGAAACCCCTGTTCCAACATAAGTACCCTCTACATAGTCTCCAATTAAAATGCTGGTTGTAGTAACGCCAATTGTATTAGTGCTAACTCCAGAAAATGTGCCAACATATGTTGCAATTTTAGTAAAAGATGTTATTCCAGAATTTTGTTCATCTCTAGACTTACTTACAAAAGTACCGTCAATAATTAAATCTTTCTTTTGTGGTGTCCATGTTATAGACCTAAGTTGGGAAGAATTTTCAGACAATCCAAGATCAGAGTAAATATTAGTTCTTAAAACATCAGCACTAACAAATTGTTTAATAATTCTATCATTTTGTTCAAGTGGTGGTGGATTGTAAATGTCCTGAAGAAGAACAAGTGAATCGCCTTCTTTTAATTTAGATGCATCATCAGAATTGAAAGAGTCATTTGTATACCCTCTATAAAAATAAACCTTTACATTACTTCCTGTAGGGATAGGTTCTGTAAATGTAATAATTGAACCACTATTGAAAATGTATGAAGAATTTGGAATTTGAAGAACATCATTGACAAAGATTAATAGATTATATTGAAGCTCTACTTCAGATTCAGATTCAGTATCTAAGCTAATTCTTTGATTATTTTTTGTAATGTCAAAAGTTCTTCTGACACCATTTACCTTATCACTCAAATCATCTAATTTTTCTAATATTCCAATATTCCAAGCATTAAATGTATCTTTGGTAACTTCATTGATTGTAATGTGAATTTTATCATTTGAAGTTTGAGTTCCAAGTCCAGTAGCATTTGTGGGAATTAAAATTTCACCAACTTTGTAATTGTATCCTCGATTAGTAAACTTAAATTCTTTTACATTTCCATATTCGTCAGTGTTAAATGATACTGATGCACCTATTCCAGAAATTGAACCAGTTACTGGAACATTATAGTAAGAAGTAGAAAGTTGATAACTGCCTCCTGAGGTTGTCCCATAAGAAACAATAATTCCACCTCTTGGATATCCTTTAACATTTACATCATAATTTTTTCCAGTGAATCCTGTTGTTCCAAACCCAACAAAATTTACAAATGTTTCTGATACAGTTTCAGAAAAAGAAAATGCTTCATTAGAACCTGGATATTGGAAAATATTATTTACTAATAAAATACCATTATCACTTGATATGCCAACTGTACTAATTCCAGAAATTTTCAATTCAAAAGAGCTGGAAATTCCTGTAAATTGTTCAGAAACATCATCAAATACGTTATTTGAATCGTAATTTGACCTTAGAAAAACTCTTCCATTAAAACTATTTTCTTCACTTGGATAAAAGAAAACAACTTCAAAATTACTTACTGGAAATTCATTATCAGAAATATTTGAAAATGTAACTTTTACATCATTAATAGCATTGGCAAAATTTTCTGCAAAACTAAAGTTATTTTCACTATTCTTAATTAAATAATAAAACTTTTGTATAGGAATTTCTTGTGGAGGATTTGACCAAATTACTAAAACTTGACTCCCAGTCTGTAAAATATCAGTAAGTAAATTGAAACTGTAATTACTATAAACAATGTCTGAAGATGGGATTCTGTAATTTATTTTTCTACCTTCTAAAGGAGGTTCGTCAAAATAAATGATGTCTTTTATAATATTATAATTGCCAGACAAAACGTCAATATAACTTCCAACAAGTGAATTTGTGAACAAATTAGTATTTGTTCCTAGAACTTGAGGACCTCTAGATAAAGATACTTCTTTTGTGTCATAATTTACAGAAGAAATTCTAACAATTTCATCATTAATTTTTAAACAAGTGCCTAATTTTATATTTCGTAAACTTTCTAATACTAAACTTGAGGGGGTATATGACAATACTTGAACTGTAGAACCAACTGATATTGGAGATTGGATGATATTATTAATTGAGACTAGACATTTTGAGTTTTGTTTAAATGCTTCAAGTGAATGTTCAGTTCCTATTCCTAGAGAAGATATATTAACATACTCATTTGCTAATGCATAAGTGCTTCCCAATGCCACTCTAATATTATTTTTATCTATAACTATGGGATAAACAATATTTGGAAACTGTGAAATTGTTCCACCAGCTCCAGGACTTAAAGTTGAAATTCCTATTGGTGTATCAGTATTTGAATCATTAACATTGTATGCTAATGGTTCTCCTGTTTTGAAAAAATGATTTGGAATATTGATTGTATCTTGAACTATGTTTACAGTACTAGAATCTTCTGAATTAAAAATTTTATAAAAAATAGCAGACGTTTTATGCTTTAATGGAAAAGAAGTTCTCCCATATATTGATGGTGTGTATATTGTTCCTACTTCGTTAATGGGCATTTTTATGAATATTTATTATTGATTTGGAGATAGAATGTTTGCTTCATAAATTTTAATGGTATAATTTGCAGAGGTTACAGGGTTGAAAGACAAAGTATATTCATTTTGTGCTAAACTATAATTGGTTTCAAAAACTATGTCAGTCAACTCAATATCACCATTAATATCATATACAATATTATTTAAGTAGTCACCAGAATGAACTGAATTTAATTGTACTATTGACCTGTAAGTTGTAATTCCAGTATCTTGAGATATCTCCATAATATATTTGGTAAACCCATATATTCCAGATACAGTTGAAATTCCAGTAGATAATGAATTTGTTGTTATTTTTGAACTTGAAATTTTTGAAAAAGTTTTGTTAATACTATCATATCCAGCATAAGTATTTGACAGAAGTTTTAGGTTTGCATATAAAGTAACTCCAATTCCAGTTGTATTGTCAAAATTAAATTCAAGATTTGAACCATTTGCAATTATGTTTATGTTGCCATAATTAACCAAATCATTTTCTGCATATTTGCTAATAAACAAATCATTTGAAGTATTGGTAAATGAAAGTTCTAAAGATTTGTTGATACTATTTTTTGTAGAAGATATTCCCACAATCAAAGTTCCAGACTTGCAATCTGACAATGGAATAGAATAAAATGTAGAAACTCCAGATGTATTATATTGTTGAGTCAATTCTACATTTTTTACATATCCAAAAGCAGTTGTTGCAACTCCAACAGTGCTGGGAGTAGTTTCTTTAATTGATTTTATATCTATTGATACAAATGGATTTGTTGGCCTAAATGATAAAACTAATTCATTATCATTTGAAGGATTTATTTCAGCAGTGAATCTTCCCAAAACAGCATTTGCTCCCAAATTTTCTGCATCAAAATAAGAAGCATATGATGTTAAATCTACGTCATTTGCATTTCTGACTACCAACAATTCAAAAACTTCAGGGTAAACGAAGTCACCTAAAAATCCTTCAGAAGCAGTCAGATAAAATGTATACTTCAATGCTATTGAGTCAGTGCTAAATGTAGAATCTATTGCAACTTCAGGAACAGTGGGCTCAACATTAAACAAGTTTGATATGTCATCTATTGATAAAACTCTATTGTCTACTGATTTTAAACTTTGTCCTAATTTTAATCTACTAAACTTCAAATATTGAGAATATTCATAGTCAGTGTCCTCAATATCAATTTCATTTACCAAGTCATAATCGCTAATTGAATTTACATCAACATAAGAATCTAAAATAACATTTAAAGTTGATGTTGAATCTGTTTTAATTGATTGAGTAGTTCCAATACCAACAGATTCTACAGATAAGTCACTGAACTTTTTATATCCAGATGTATGAGTTATGTCAGATACTGGAGACTCCCAATCAGAGAAAGATTTATTACTCTTCAAAGAATATGAAAACTTCTGATAATAATCATTATCAGAAAGTTTTTGTATATTTGATGAAAGATATCCCCTATTTTCTTGTCCTCCTAATATTTCAGAAACACTGTAGTCAGAAATAAATGAAGATTTGAAATTATTAATTTCTACAACTTTACCTTTAGAATTTGATGATTTTCCAGTAACAATATCATTTATTTGAATATTTTCAGATTGTTTGACTTTTAATAAATTGGTTATTGGATTATTTTTTTGATTTTTTATAATTCTCAAATCATTTACAAACTCTTCATTATAAAAAACATTTTGTTTCAAAACAGGTTCTATTTGAGGTAAATAAGAATATGGAATTACATTTGCATCATAGGTCAAGGTGCTGCTGTAAGAACCTGGATTTTGTGTTGTTTGATATCTAACTATCGCAGCATCCTGAGACCCAAATGCAGGGTCTACGAAGGTCACAGTGAATGGATTATAGTTATAATCACTTGAGTTGAATCCATCACCTCCAGTGGAAACAATTTTTTCTACAAATATTTCATCACCAATTGAAATAGGTAATGGATTTGAAGTGGTAAATCCTGATGTGGGAGTTTTTAAGGTCAGGGTAATTGTGTAAGGTCCAGATCCAGTTACTGATGCATTAATAATATTGAACCCATTGCTATTATCAATAACAATAATTTTATTATCATTAGATTTTAATCCAAATCCAGGATTTAAAATTTTAATGTCATCTATAGAATTATTTTTTAAAGTTGCAGAAGCAGAAAATTGTGATATGATAGAATTATCACTTTCACTGTACAGTTTTATTTTTGGCGAGAACAAATAATTTTGTCCTGTAGAATTTACAATTAAAGAATCTACAGTATAATTATCAGTTAATTTTAAGATTGAGAAAATATTTGATTGTGGCGTTAATGTTTTATCAAAAGGACAAATTAATTGTGAGTTGTTTACTCTAGACCTTTCAATCTTACCTATAGAATTGCTCTTAGCAAATAAATTACACCCACTTCCAAATTCACTATCAACAGATGAAATAATTGGTAACTTTTTGTATTGGGAGCCTTTAGAAATTATTTCAATATTTGATATTGGACCTAAAATTCCCTCAGATAATACTGAATATGATAAAGTTGAGGGATTAGTATAAGAAGACCTTTCTGGGGTAGAACTTAGATTAAACTTAAACTGATTACTAGTAGATTCTGTGATAATTGACTCTATGTTATATTCGCTAGCATTGATGGATAATTGATTAAAGTTTTCTACTGTAATGTCAGTAATTGAATCTGACAAATTGTAAAATAAAGTTTTTGGAGTATAGTCACTAACATTTAATGTTAACTGGGTGGTAGTTCTTTCAACTTCAATTCCATTATCAATATTTCCTACATATAGGTTTAAAAAGTCCTCATCAGTATATAAATTAAATGTTTTACCAGACAATGAAACATCTGATAAATCAAATACTACTGTGTCATTGGTATAGACATCAATTTTTGGATTAGTGTCAGAGTCAATCAAGACTCTATTATTTGAGTAAGTTACATCAAAAGTTGTAGTTATTCCAGATTTAACATTAAATTTAATTAAACTCCCAACAGATAACCCATGAGTAGATGCTGTTGAAACTACACAATCATTTTGAGTAATTGTCCCAGTAACAATATTTTTTTCTGTTTTAAATTTGTGAAGATTTCCTGAACCAACTGAGGTATATGTTAGAATTCTACTTGGATTTGAAATATCTGTTTTGCTAGTTACAAGTCCAACAACATCATTTTCTAATTTTAAAACATACAATTCAGAAAATGCATTTAAGTCACCATAATTGGTTACAATAGTTGCTGTATCTTCTGTATAATTTAACTTATCTCCAGTGCTGAACTTATTATTGGGAAGATATATTCCACCAGTTTGAACATATTTTACATAAGGAATTCCAACTCCAAGAGGGTAGATGGTTAAAGTATTTCCAATTCCAGGTGAAGTATTTGTCCCAGTAGAAACTGCGTTTGATGAATCAAAATAATAATTTTGATCTACTTCTGAAATTACTGGAGTAAACTCTGATGATACATATTGGAACTTATTTTGGAGTAATGTAATAGTTTCTAATGCTGCATGTGCTGGAGCACTTGGGGGTCTCAAAATGTTCAATAAGTTATTTTGATAATCTGCTCCTACAACTTTGACTATTTCATTACTAATAGTCAAGTATGAATCAACATCAAAAGTTCTAATGGATTCATTAACTTGAATTGATGTGACTATTCCAGTAATTGATGATGGTCCAAGATTTGATGCTAAAGTTGTAACAATAGATGGCACAATAATCTTTTCAAATCCCTCTAAAGATTCATAAGAACTTGTTGAAATTCCTGATATGTTTATAAAGGAATTAGTTTTTAGTGAATGGTATGTTGATGCTATTCCAGTTACAGATGTGCCATCAGAAATAAATGTTACATTGGAGAAAGATTTAGTTTCTGAAGATATTGATGTTACAGAAACTCCAGAAACTTCAGATACTTTTGCTATTGCGCCAAATCCAGAAGCATTACTATTATCAAATATTACAGAATCTCCTACTTGATAGTCAATACCAGAATCTATAACATTAATAGAATCAATGACTCCAACAGATGATTTTTCAATAATAACATCTTTACCGTTACTATTTTTGAATAATTCAAAATACTCATACTTGTAGTCTTGATCAGAAATTCTATATGGACTTGTCCATTTGATAATGTTTAAATTGTTGAAATTGAGTGTTTGATTTTTATTCAAATCAAAATTTTCTTCAATAGGAGAATAGTTGTATTTTGGACCCACTACATATGGAAATTCTGGAGTATTATTTTCATCTAAAGTGCAAAAATATGCATAAACTCCATTTGGATACTCTGGAGTAACGCAAAATCTTCCATT